GACTGTATCAAGGCTTATCTTAAAGGCTCCATCTCCAGCTGACAGAGCACCGGCCACGGCTTCTCCCAGGAGACCATCAAAGTTGTTATCCTCTGCAATCTCATCCCATAGTTCCTTTAAGGGCTGGCTATCTCCTTTTTCTCCGAAGCCGATATCATTTAGATCTGCGGTTATAATATCCTTAAACCGATCCACCACGATCCCTACAATGCCGGAATGGATTTTCCTCACTTTCCGGAAAGGGACGGAAGCCCAGAATCTTGCTTTGAATACGTCACAGTAAGCAGTCTGTTTGAAAAACTGTTCCAGCTCTGACGAATCTCCGCGATACCAGATCTTATTCTTTAACACATTACCCTGAAAGGAAAGCGGTTCTTTAATAACCACCTGTCTCTCTTTTGCACTTACAATCTTAAGCAACTTAAAATACATATCCTTAAACCAACCCACTTATGAACCCCTCCTTCCTGTTCCAATTTTCACTTCATATGGCAGCCATGAGTACTGCACGCTGTTTATCATGTGGTCGTTCTTATCTTCTGGCGTATTGTCCTTATTTTCCAGCCAGCTATATACTTCAAGCTCTCGGATATAGTTCACACAGTTATCTACAATGTAGAAGCATGGCTTTGTCCCTGCGTCTGCAAACCAGTTTAACTGATTGATGATGCGGTCAATGATCTGTTCTTTTTTCCAGGCATCGTTGAAATTATAGACGCAGCCATTCAAGCGCTTATATTTTAAGAACTCTGTAATGGTTGCCTGATCCGCAGAGTCAATAAAGGTATCTCTAGCAAAGCCCCACTCATTCCGGTTGCGATCAAGAAAGTCAATAAAGTTACGGACCGTATCTGTTGGGGCTAGAGGCGTTCCCAGATCTGCATTGTTATAAACCTTCTCATCAAGGACATAGCAGTTTCCACGGTTTGTGATACCAAGAAAACTCATGGAAATGGTATCCGGGGACTTCTGGGAATAGGACGTATCCAAGCCAGCAGAATAGTGTACAAACCATTCTGTTTGATGGCGGTCATTTTTATTCCGGATAAACTGCTTTGCGTGCTCCTTTGTGACCACATGCTTCTTTCTGTCAAAGTTAGGGAAGATCAGGCCGGTTGCTTTACCTCGCAGCCCTTCAATCTTATTCTTCCATATCTTCGTGCCCTTCGGAGTATTCCGGATAATGTTCTCCAGCTTCTCCTTGGATAGACCTAAATTATGGGTAAAAGAAAAGAACCAATGCACCCAGCCGGGCTTTGGTTCCTCTCGCAATTCTTCCATTATTTCTTTTGGTGTTTCATCCTGCCACTCGGAAAGTGGTCGGGAGCAGTTAATATACTCTTTATATACTGGTAGGTTGGGATCATCGGGGTTAAGTGTTCCCATCAGGTAATCGCACCGCATGGCCGACTCTCTTACAAACTCAATGTCAGCCGTGTTAATCTCGTCTATGTAAAGGCAGCCATACTGACCACCCAGGGCTTTCTGCCATTTCTTTTTATCCCCATATCCCAGAACGTAGATAACTTTATCTCCACCAGAAGTGTGAAAAAGAATGTGGGGGATCTTATCGTCTTTGGTTCCGTTTCCGTTGTATTCAGTCAGGATCCCAAAGTCATCTATAATACCCAGATCCTTATTGATGATGTTCTTTTCTGCGGTACCGGTATCCTTGGCAGCAATGATGTGCAACTTCTTGGGACTTTCTGCCACCTTAAGCATGAACTTGAAAAGTCCTACTGTCGTTTTACCCGCAGCAGTGGTTCCTTCCAGGAATTCCACGGGAGCATCACATTTAAGGAAGGCTTTGTACTTCTCTGATAGAAGCAAGCGTTCATTGCTCATTATCCATCACCACCACGCATCTGCTTGATCAGATCGTCAAGTTTAGTCTTCTCGGTTTCCAGGGTTCCAGAGACCTCCAGCTTATCCTTAAACATGCCCAGGTGCCGTCCGATCAGTTCCAGAGCCTTACCTTTATCGTTCAGCTTGATTTCAATGCCGTTTGCCCCTTCCTTGATTACGGCAATGGCTCCGATCTTTTCATTTGGAATATCCTCCGTTTGCTTAACTTTTACATAGGGACCTTCAATCGTCACATAGTCCGTAACATTGGCGAATCCAATCTTTGCAAGCTCTTTTAAAACCATGTCTTGGGTGATTTCAGTGCGCTTTTCCCGGTCTTTCATGCGCTTCTGGATATAATCTTCAACCTTAACATTTCTTAACAATCTGGCTCCTGCAGCTGCAGCCGTTTCATCATTTTTGATCTTGGGATAAGCTACCTTGTAAGCCCTGGTAGCATTAAGATCAATCAGGTATTCATCTGCAAATATTTTCTGTTTGGCGGTTAATGCCATCAGTCTCACCTCACCTTCCAATCTGGCTAATTTTTGTATAAAAAAAGAGACGGGATTACCGCCTCTTGTAGGTTGATTATTTTTATTTCGTTTAAAAAAATAAAACAATTACCTCAAAAGCACCACCTTTTTATTATGCTTGCTTATAATAACTAGATATAAAATAATTATCTTGAATAAACTTTTCTATGTTACCTCTAAGTTTGTCAAAATTCTCATATTCAAACAAATCATCGCAAAGACTTTTTACAAATGCAGGTTCATCCATTCCTACTTTGTCAAGATTTAATAGCAAAAAATCAAACAATTTTTTACCATTACAATCGTTTTTTTCATTTGCACAAAATTCTTTTAATATAGAATCTAGAGACTGTAAGACAAAATATTTGTTACCAATTATTTTTATAAAGCTCCTATCTTTTTCTACTATTAATTTTTGATAAAGATATTTTTCTACACTTTTTATTGGCAAAAATAACTTTTTTAAATACTGGTAACGCTCATTCTTCTTAACTTCATCTTTTACATCACCGTCAATTACAGAAAAAAGAAATTTATCTCTTCCAAAAGCGTTTTGCTTCATGGCTCTTTCTTGAAATGCCAAAGTGTTATTCCAAGCACCAATTGGTAATACGTTTATCAGTAAATTATTATTTATACGGAATTTCTCAACCAACCTTCTCACAATTATTTCTGTCATTTTATCTTCTACTAAAATAGTACTATCATAACCATCGTGATCGTACAAACTTCTTATAGCATAGCTTGGATAGCAAGGTGTAATTAGCTTTAAGCGCCCCTCATTATTTTCTATGTAAAATATATTATCTGGTTTGATTTTTCTTATTAATTCGCCCGAATGTGTAGAAAATAATACAGTTAAATTTTTAGTTTTAATCATGCTTTCAAGATAATCAACTAATCGCATAATAGAACTTGGGTGGAGAGCTAGTTCCACTTCATCGATGAAAACAAAGAGCTTATTATCTATAGTATTTTTTTTATTCTTCATTTTTTCAGGTCGTAATGCATATGAGTTTATAAAATTGAGCAATGAAATTAGCATACACTCTCCTGAACTCATTTTGAATTTACTAATGTACTGTCCGTCTCCTAATTTTAAAAAATAAGGCATATTATTAAGATCGTACTTTTTTGCCACATTCATTGTCTTCAACTTATACAATTCAGTATAATGCCCTTCTTCATCATGTAAAATCATACTAAGGGCTTGCTTGAGGTCCTCTGATGCATTAACAAATTCATTTGTAAAACTAGGTTCTTCCTGAATTAATTTATCAACCTTTCTCATATCGTCGAACCTTGTACCGGAAAATATACTTCCTTCATAAATTCCATTAAAAGAAATACGAGTCCTTCGTTCGGGTTTCAGTGATTTAATTACATCATTATAAGCCCATACGTCCTTAATACCTTTGCACGATAACTCTATAGCAGAAGTCTCATCGACTTCCGTATTGCCAAGTTTAAATACTGTTTGCGGATAAACAGTAGAGGCAATAGCTGACATTACCGTACTTTTACCTACTGCATTTTCTCCAACTAAAGCGTAAACCCCTCTTTCAAAGCAAAAATCATGTTCAAATTCCTTAATATTTTTCACATCTTTAATACGAAGGCTTATATTCAATTTCTCCATATTCTCCCCCTTAAGTATTTTCTTCCATCATACACCAAATTTTATCAAAAGAAAACACCCATCGACAAAAAAATCGACAGGCGTCCTCAAAAAGCAGATCAGTATAAATGAAAATCGGGGATCATTTAAAATATGGATTCTTAATCTCTGCTTTCTATCCGATTTGAAAAGCCATGAAGAAAACATAAGAACGTCGGCTTTAATCAGCCGCCAAGCTATTACACCTGGCAGCCGTAGGGGTATTATTTCTTTGTGTATTCAAAAACTACATAGGCTGTACTCCCTGAGTAACTTCCATTGTTGTTTAAGAGTGAATAATAAATATTTCCATTGCTGCTGTTGTAATACATATTTATTGCAGCAATAATTCCTGCAGTTGTATTAAATGATGTCTGTATTGTAAGTTGAGCTATGTTATTATTTTCACTTGTATTACCATACAGATTAATTAAACGGTCAAC